AAACCGCTATTCAAGCTCTTCATCAACACTAATCATTTACCCGCGATTACAGATATGACGGTGTTCTTATCAAATCGTGTTCGGGTTATTCCATTTGATCGGCATTTTTCTGAGCGGGAGCAAGACAAAGGACTCAAAGCGGAGCTAACAAACGTGGGGAGTTTGAGCGGCATCTTAAACTGGTGTTTGGACGGCTTGAGGCTAATCAGGGAAACCGGCTTTGATTCACCTGAGTCGGTAGTCGCCGCAGTCAGCGAATACCGTGGTAACAGCGACAAGTTGGGGCGGTTCATCAATGAGGAAATGGAGGTTGATTCTTTAGCTGAGACGCGTACCGCTGAGGCCTACACGCGCTTTAAACAATGGTGTGCTGCAAATGGATACCGAGCAGAGAATGCGGCAAACTTCAAATCGTCCTTGAACAATGTTGCTGAAATCGTCAGAAAACGCCCACACGGTTCGGGGCGTTCAGGCGAGCCAACACCGATGATATTGGGTTACCGCTTAAAGCCTGATTCGGATGATTTTCAGCAAGAATTGCCGATGTGTGACGATGTGTGATTAGTTTTTATATTAACTTCTAATTTACTATAGTACGCGAGAGTAATATATAGAGTAATCACACATCGTCACACAATCTTATAAACCATTGCAAGCACTATATTTCTAAGAAAAATAGGAGAATCAACAAATGAGTAATAAACGAGGATTCTTATGCTGATATCCATGTTACTAAGCATCATTCAAAAAGTCAATAGCCTACCGCAAAAAAGTTTTACTCCCCCCGGCTTGACGCTTTAGTGCGCTAAAGCCAACACCGTACAGCCTAGATTCACATAGAACTCTGTAAAAGAATTAGTTGGCCCTCTCCGATTGGGAGTTATCCACATTGCTTGTTATTTATTAAATATTTGAAAGGATTGGTTGAAAATGAAACACTATTACAAGAAATGCCCGCGTTGCGGAGCAAATTTGGACCCCTGCGAAGTTTGTGACTGTCTATATGCTACTGAACCGCCGGAGGCGTGGGGAAACGATGAGCTACCCGGAGCCGGGAGGGTAGTATTAACGTCTGCGTTGTTGTTGAAGCTAATGGAGGGGGTGCAAACGAAATGACTATCTATGAAGCTATTTGCTATCTTGAAGATCATGCTCTTGAAATGAAGTGCGCCCGGTCAATCCTCATAGAGGCATCAAAAAACTTTGAACATATAATTAAGCCAAACAGCGTTGAGGAAAGGCTATTTATATTGAAAGCGCCACACATATTGAATTTGCTTCATGTGCTTGAAACTCTGATGTATAAAGAAGATATGATAAGCGAATGTATAGATGCTATGGAAAAGCTAATGAAATTAGAGGCATCGGAGAACAAAGACGGAGGTAACGAGAAATGAGCAATAGATATTGGGAGACTGAAACGCCGCAGAGGATCACGACCAACAAAAACGAATTGGAGTATTACAGGGTTGCGGAAAAGCTTCAGATATCAAAATCAAACTGGGTTGACAAGGACGGCAAAGAACACCGGGGAAAGACGATAGTTTTAGACATTGCCGCGTTGCTTGAATCCGGCGCGGAAGCAATGATTGCGGCGCGGGGCGTGTTCGCTGATATCGTCGATTACATTGACGAAAGGTTAGGTATGTTTTAATGCGCGTAATGAGAGTTGAAAAAACCGTTAAATGCAGGGAATGCCGCAGCATTATCGCAAAAACGCTGATTCAGCATAGAGCAGAGCTAGAATCTTTTTCAACAGCGATTAGCCGCCAGCAAGACGATATAGATTCAGTCGTGAATGAAATAATTATGCGAATTGACGAAGTGGACAAGAAATTAACGAGACTGAGCGAAATAGACGATGAGGAGCAAGGCGGCTTATGAGCTTGTTTCAACGGATATTCGGCAAAAAGGATGCATCGGCGGCAATGTCAAAGGCGGAAATGGTCAACGTGCAAGCCGCGCATATATCGCCGTGGAGCGGCGACGCTTACGGAAACGACATTTACCGGGCGGGCGTTGACGCGATAGCGAGGAACGCCGCAAAGCTAAAGGGCGGTCACGTAGTGGCACAGGACGGCGGCAACGCAGCAACGACAGACGGCAAACTTAACAGGCTCTTTCAAGTGCAGCCTAATGAGTACATGAACGCATACGACCTGCTATATAAGCTGGTAACGCATCTGTACTTGTACAATAACGCATTCGCATACTTGCAAAGAGACGATACCGGGCGCGTTACCGGCATATATCCACTACAGGCGGCGAATATAGACATTATGGCAGACCCGTCGGGCGCGATGTATTGCCGGTTCATGTTCAAGACCGGAAAGCAAGCCGTGCTACCATACTCAGACATAGTGCATTTGCGTAGGCACTTCAACGAGAATGAGATATTCGGAGACGACAACGCGGCGGTAACGGCGGCTCTTGAGCTAGCGCACACGCAGAACCAAGGCATAGTCGCAGGGATAAAGAACGGCGCGAATATACGCGGCATCTTGTCGTTTACTCAGATTTTATCGCCTGAAAAGCTGAAAGCGGAAAAAGATAAATTCATGGAAGATTATCTTTCAATGGCGAATCACGGCGGCGTAATCGCAACCGATCAGAAGATGGAATACAAGCCACTTGAGACAAGCCCAACAGTCATAGACGACAAGCAGCTAGCGGCGACACGCGGCATGATATATAACTACTTGGGTGTTTCGGAGAATATCGTAAACAGCAGCTATGATGAGGACGATTGGGCGGCATTCTATGAAAGCGTGATAGAGCCTATAGCGGTGCAGCTTTCGCTTGAGTTCACCCGGAAAGTGTTCAACGAGCGTGAGCAGGATTTCGGAAACTCAATATTGTTTGAATCCGGGCGGCTACAATTCACGAGCAGCAAAACCAAAGTGGAGCTAATAGGAAAACTAGTGCCGTTGGGGTTGCTGACCGTCAATCAGTCGCTTGACATATTGAATTTGCCGGGCGTGGCAGACGGAGACAAACGCATAATCAGCCTAAACTACGTGAACGCTGATAAGGCAGACGAATACCAATTATCGGACAGGAGCGAGGATTAATGAAAGAGATTAGGATTTGCGAGATCAGGGCGGAAAATCCGGCAGGATCGGAAACCCTCACATTGACCGGGAGGCCAATCGTCTACGATTCGCCGACAGTCATAAATGACCCGGCAGGGGCTTACACAGAGATTATCAGAAGCGGCGCGTTGGACGGCGCCGACATATCGGACACGCGGTTGATGTACAACCACGATACTAACAAAGTTCCGTTGGCGAGGACCCCAAAAACAATGAAGCTAATCAAAAGCGCGGCAGGGCTTGACATGGCGGCGGAACTGCCTGACACGGAGGAAGCCCGGGCGGTATACACGGCAGTGCAGCGCGGCGACCTGACCGGGATGTCATTCGCGTTCACGATACCGCCGGGGGGCGACAAGTGGGATTACAGGAAGAACACCCGGGAGATAGTGAAGATAGGCAAGATTCTTGAAGTCTCTGTTGTTCCGTTCCCGGCATACCCAAAAGCGAGCGTTGAGGCGAGAGCGGCAATTAACGCCTTAGGCAGCAGCGAAAGAAAAGCGGCTTTAATAGCCGTAAACAAAATCATTTCAAAGGAGATATCATAAAATGAAATTCAAGACAATACATGAAGCTTTCAACCACTACAGGACGGCGACCATTGAGCAGATCGAAACCAGAGCCGCCGAAATCAAGAATATCATAGAAACTGACCCGGACGCGGATATTGCAAGCCTCAACATTGAAATCGGAGGGCTTGACCAAGCGAAGAAGAACATACTGGAAAAGCAGTCGCAGCAGCGCAGCGAGTTCAATCCAATTACCGGCATGAGCTTTGACGGACGCGGATCGGCGGCAGCGGTAACAGGTGACATAGTGGCAAGCCCGGAATACCGAAGCGCGTTCTACAAGACGCTCTTAGGGCATGACTTGACGGAAACCGAGCAAGCGGCATACCGGAGGGCGGCAGAGGAACACAGGGCGGATGCTTTCAGCACGACAGGCAACACGGCGGCGGTTGTGCCGTCTCAGACCCTCAACGAAGTCGTTAGCAAGGCTAGGACGCAGGGCGGCATTATAAGCGTTTGCAGATCGTTTGCAATCCCGGCAAATGTGAGCGTTCCTGTAGGCACTCCGAGCGGCGCGGCGGCGTGGCACACCGAGGGATCTAACGTGGACAGGGAGAAACCGAGCATAGCTAACGTGTCATTCAGCGGTCACGAGATACTAAAGGTTTTCAGCGTTTCGGCTAAAGTAAGGCGAATGAGCATAGCGGCGTTTGAAAGCTACCTGACAGAAGAGCTTAACGCCTGTACCATGGCAACCATAGCTAACAGCCTTGTGAACGGCACCGGGAGCAATCAAGGCACAGGCATATTGAGCGGCGTGACATGGAACGCAGGGAACAGCAAGACATACACCGGAGCGAATGGCATCAAATACGCTGATATAACCGCGCTAGTGTCGCTATTAGCGCGTGGCTATTCCAACGGCGCGGCATTCGCTATGAGCAACGCGACGCTGTACAGCCAAGTATACGGCATCGTGGACACAACCGGGCGGCCTGTGTTCACCCCTGACCCGCGAAACGAGCTTATAGGGCGTATTCTGGGCTTCCCTGTTGTGATAGATGATTACATCGAAGATGGCACTGTGCTATTCGGAAACTTCTATTACATGGCTTACAACCTGCCTGAGGGCATATCGGTTGACCGCAGCACGGAAAGCGGATTTACACGCGGCCTTGTTGACTACCGCGCAATAGCCATAGCTGATACAAAGCCGATAGTGCAAGAAGCTTTCGCAAAGCTGGAAAAGGCATCGTAGCATGGTGACGCTTGAGCAAGCCCGGGAATGGCTACGGCTAGACGGCAACGACAACGATGAGATTATATCCGGGCTACTGGAAGCCGTCCCGGACTACATAGAGGTGACTACCGGGATAGACGCTGAACGGCAGAAAACCGAGCCGCTAGCCGACACGGTTACAAAATTCCTGCTTTTGCTGTGGTACGATGCGCAGCAGTCGGAAGTTGAGCGGTTGCAGAATCTTATTGACAGCCTGCTAAAGACATTGACCGCAAAAGCGTCTAGCAGTATATTGAAAGAGGACTAAGGGCATGAGCAAGGACTATGCGAACAGCTTCTACAGCAGCAAGGCGTGGAAGAGCACGCAAGCAGCCTATATGATGAGCCGGCATTATATATGCGAGGATTGTAGCGGCGTGGCGCGCATAGTCCACCATGTCAAGCACATCACGCCGAGGAACATCGGAGACCCGGCAGTGACGCTTGAATGGAGCAATTTAAAGGCGCTCTGCGTTGACTGTCATGCGGCAGCGCATGGCAGCAGCAGGGCGGTTGCGGACGGCCTTATGTTCGATTGCAATGGAGACATAATCGCGTTGCCATAGCGTCAAGCCCTTGCGCGGCAGCACGGGTTGACAGCTTGCCCGGAAGCGGATGGGGTTTTACAGGTTGCAAGCCCGCGACCTACTATAGACTAGTCATCTTACCCATTGGCGGCGGCTTGCAAGGGCTTGACGGTATGGCGAAACATAAAACTACAGCGATGTCGCTTTTAATACGCTCTAACTTTAGAGTATTCAATGCCAATTTCTCTGATTTTAGAGATTCTAAGAAACAATCTATTTCACGAAATCATAAATCATAAACATCAGCGGTGAGGAATTTGAAATCATCTAACTTTAGAGATGTATATGCTGATTTCTCTGATTTTAGAGAAATCAGCATATACAGTGAGGAGCTTGAAATGGACACAAACATTAATAAAGTGGCAAACCGACACCGGTGTCGGTTAGCCACAAAGAATGGAGGTTAAACATATGTGCTTTTTGAGTTTGGAAGAGCTTGACGATCTGGAGGTGCTGCACGTCATGGATTCGGAGGATATAAGAAAAGAGATGGAGGAAATGGACAATATGACCTGTTTAGAGCGTATAAAATACGCGCTTGAGGGATTGCCGGAGGATAAACGCGCAATCGGCGAAGCCCTGTACAACAAACTTGAGTTTCTTGACGATACGCTAGCAAAGCTGCAAGCGGACGTTGAGCAAGGCGGCGTTATAGAGCTATTCAGGCAAGGAAGAAGCCAGTACAACAGGGAACGCCCGGCATTGAAGTCGTACAATACCACTTTACAAAGATATATCGCCGTGGTAAAGCAGATAATTGACTTGTTGCCAAAACAGGACGCGGCAGACCTAAAAGACGAGCTTATGGACTTCGTGACGCTGTGAGCAGCTACATTGAGCAGTACGAGGAACAAATCAGATCAGGGGCGGTTGTTGTCTCAAACAGGGTTCGCAAGGCATACGCGGGGCTTGTCTCCGACATAAGAAACCCGCGAGGCGGCTATCTATTCGATGAGAAACGCGCTAATAAGCCGATAGAGTTCATAGAGCGTTTTTGCAGGAACTCAAAAGGCGAATGGGCGGGCAGGCCTGTTAAGCTGGAATTGTTCCAAAAAGCATACATTCAAGCGTTGTTCGGATTCGTGCATGAAACTACCGGCTTAAGGCGTTTCCGGGAAACCCTTTTCATGGTTGCGCGTAAAAATGGAAAATCTACCATGCTTGCGGGGCTTGCTCTGTACATGATGATCGCCGATGGGGAGCCGGGCGCGGAAATCTACAGCGTTGCGACTAAAAAAGACCAGGCGCGGATCATCTTCGATGAAACCCTCACCATGATAAATCAAAGCCCTAGCTTGTCAAAGGCAATCAAGAAACGCAAATCAGACTTGTATTTTTCCCGCACAATGTCGAAATTTCAGCCTTTAGGGAAGAACAGCGACACGCTTGACGGCCTTAACCCTCATTGCATCGTGCTTGACGAACTGCACGGCATTAAAGATAGAAACCTGTACGAGGTGATGAAGCAAGGCCAGTCGGCGCGGCGGCAGCCGTTGCTTATTATGATTACTACCGCCGGAACTGTGAGGGAGTGCATATTTGATGATATATACGCTTATGCTTGCGGCATCGTTGACGGCACTTTTGTTGATGATACGTTCTTGCCGATAATATACGAGCTTGACGACCGGGCGGAATGGCCTGACCCGGCGGCATGGGTGAAAGCAAATCCGGGGATCGGCGTTATAAAGAAGCTTGATGATGTTGAGAGCAAGGTTGAACGCGCAAAGGTAAGCCCTAAAGACCTTAGCGGCATTCTCTGCAAAGACTTCAACGTAAGGGAGACGATGAGCAGCGCGTGGCTTTCGTTTGATGCGATAAGCAACGATGATGTTTTTGACCTTGAGCAGTTCCGGGGTGACTACGCGATCGGCGGCGCCGATCTGAGCATCACGACCGACCTGACTTGCGCGACCTTGCTGATGATGGACAGGGAGACGGAGCGGCGGCACGTGGCTCAAATGTACTGGTTGCCCTCTGACAGCTTTCTAGCGCGTATACAGCATGACAAGATACCGTATGACAAATGGCTAGACCGGGGGTTGCTGCGTCTCTGTAGCGGCAATTCTATCGCCTATGGAGACGTTACGGCATGGTTCTTGGAGATGGTCAACGACCATGGCATAACTCCAGCTTGGATATACTACGACAGCTACAGCGCGAAATACTGGGTTGAGGAGATGGAAACACACGGTTTTAAGATGGTGCGTTGCATTCAAGGGGCTAGAACATTGTCTTTGCC